GGATTTTCAGGATACGCATTCAAATCTGCCAGACGCATGTTGTGCAGCAGGTTGTTCAGCATATCAAGGCTCGGAGCGAGACATTTCATGTTGTTTCTCCAGATGGATCGGGAAAGAAAAAGGGGAGCACTAGGCTCCCCTTGAGAAGCCGTTTATTAGACGGGCTTCTTGTTACCGCGAACGATGACAACCACACCAGTGGCCGGAGCCACGGTAACGGAGACGTTGTTCGCATCGACGCGGGTCACGTCGGCCAGAACGGTGTCTCCGTTGGCATCAACGACTTCAACCTGCGGGTAGCGGTTGTTGAGGTTGTGCGCGATGGTGTGAGTGGTCTGCACGGTGGCGAGGCCATCGTACACGACTTCGGAAGCGTCGAAGGTAGCCTTGACGCCATCGACCACAGTTTGCATTGCGGCTTTGGCATCGGTGACTTCTTTCAGACGTGCGACGTCGGTCTCGGCAACCGGAGCTGCGGTGACTTTCAGATCGGCAGCGGTGTCGCCAGTTTTGGCGAGGAAGGTCTCACCCAGCTTGGCGTTGTCAACAGACACACCGTCTGCATCGACAACGATACCGCCAGCGTTCTTGGCTTTGACAGTGACAACAGAACCGTCACCACCGACCAGACCGTTACCCAGAGCAGCGGCAGCCAGTTCAGCGGCACCGATACCTTTGGCAGCAACTTTCAGACCAGCGGCAGTTTTCGCCAGAGTCACGCCGTCGAGTTTGACGGACAGCTTGGCATCAGCAGCGGTGGACTCAACGCCGTCAACATCCAGCAGAGCCAGACCAGATTCAGCACGCAGATCGATACCCACGCCATCTTCCGGCAGCTCAACGATACCAGCACCCATGCGGACGTTGATGGTATTGCCGACTTGTTCCAGACCAGCACCAGCGTTAATGTCGCTCAGGCCGCCGAAGGAACCCCACGCACCTTCAAGCAGACGCTTGTAGGATTTGGAGCCGTTGTCCCATGCCAGCGCACCGTTGGCTTTCGCACCCTCGGCGCTCACGTCGAACACAACAACGAACTCGGTGCCGTCGTGTTCAACAATGTCACCGTTGTCAACGCCAGCGATGGTGCCGAAGTCGGTGTGCAGAGCAGCGACGTTGGTCAGGATGTAGCGATCACCTTTAACCGCAACGCCCGGGCCCATAGTGTCGTCAACCTGAACACCCTTCACGTCTTCTTGCCAGTTCAGACCGGACAGCGCGTTGTCAATGTCGATTTGACGAGCGGCATCGGTCGGAGCAACCGGAGCACCCAGACCAGTGATCTTATGACCGCCAGCGTTGACGTCACCTTCGAGGTTGTCACCAGCTTTGTTCAGCGGGGTGTAACCCAGCGCAGCTTGCTTGCCGTCGATCTGGCCTTGCAGCGGAGCAGTGACACCGGACAGGTGGGCGATTTCAGCAGCGGTAGCGCCGCCTTCGATCACTTTACCTTGCGCGTCAGACACGACAGCTTTGTTGGCGGTCAGGTCAGCGGCAACGATGGTGGAAGCAGCACCAGTAACGGTGTCTTGCTTGGCAGTCAGCAGTTGTTGTGCGTAGCCTTTGGAGATCGCGGCCTTGGCGTCGGAGCCAGATTGGTCAGCGCTGGACAGCAGCAGATCAGCGGTCATGGCGATGGTGCCATCAGCGCGGATGTAATCGGACAGATCGCCGCCGATGGCCAGAGTTACGACTTCGGTGCCGTTGTAGAATTTCAGCGCCTTGGCAGTGGAGTTCCACCAGCCACGGCCTTCAAACAGCGCTTCAACTGCGGGGTCAGCCGCCAGAATTTCCGGACGGAAGTTGAGGATCTGGCTTTGACCGCGCAGGTCTACGTTACCATGAACTTTCATGAAGTCTACTCCTAAGAGAGTTTGATGTTGAAGATGGATACCGATTCAAGGATTGTTCGGTAGGCCACCCATCTGCGTTCGTCGGCTTTGAGGTAATCATCCTCGACTTCGCGCAGAACCTTTAATTCAGCATGGTCGTCGAGCAACCCAGCACGTCTATATGCTTCGAGTCGCACGCTTGGCAGGCTGAACGATTTCTTCACCTGTACGTGAATATCAATCACGCTCAAGTAGAGAATTGGTCGCTCCTTGTGAACCAAACACATAAGCTCATGAAGAGCGAACATGATGTGATTCAAGTAGCGTGTTGCAAATCGCATCACAGAAGCGAACGCCGTCGAAATGTCGCCGTCGATGTATTGGCGCGCCACGTCTAAAACAATCGGAGCACATTCACGGGAGGCCATAAGCCAAGGCTTTGCGATTACCGGATCGAAGTCGTCAGGGTTCTCGTCAATAACCTTGTGTACGTGCATAACGAATTGTTTAGCGTAGCGCTCACAGCGACTTGCTGCTTCGGGCGTAACGCATCCGGAGGAACACGCGATAAACGTGTTCTCGATATTGCGGAGAAGAACATCAGCGGCAGAGAGATACTGCAACAGTATCTCCCGTGCTGACGGGGAGAACAAGTCCGAATGTTCGCCGTCGAGTATCTCCCCTAACATGAAGGTTTTCGCGCTGTAGAACTCTGCATATTGCATCGCACTATTACGACGAAACCCGATGTTGTTCCGTAGGTATTTGATGTTCACGATCTGAGCCCTCGCACCTTATCACCAGCTTCGCTAGTACCGCGAGCCCGCGAGTTTGCGATCTGGTTGACGGCGGTTGACAAGCTCATCATGCGCTGGCTAAGTGTCCCCATGATCTGACGCACCTCATTGAGGTGGTCATAGAATTCTTGGTTCTTCTCTTCGCCGCGCGTTCGAGCCTGTTCGCTTGCGGCAAGACGCCCCTCGACTTGCATCAAGGTGTCTTTAACCATTGCCATTGTATCCCCCAGCAGCGAAATGCCGCTAAGGATTTCAGCAACCCGATTTATTTCCGGCTCAGTTTCTTTTTGTGCGAGTTGAGCGCGTGCCAATTCAAGTTCACGCTCAAGCTCGATTGTTCTACGGATGGCGGGAATCGCAATCCAGTAGATGAACGCAAGAGCCAACGCCGCAACGATAACCGAAATCACAGTTGCGAAGTTGGTAGATAACAGCTTCGAGATCAACTCACCCATCAGCGAGGCTCCTTACATACTCTGCCAGTAGCCTCAAGAGCAATGCGCACAGACTTACTTTCAACATCAGGAATGCTAATGAGCTTGCTAATGCGCGGAGTAAAGTCGATGCACTGCTTGCCCCGTTGAGGGTCGTCGATACAGATTGCCGACACGCAGAAGACTTGCTCTTCGACACTCAGCTTTGTCTGCACCTGCGGGGAAGGTGCGGCAGTCACTAGAACGGCAATCAAGATTCCGACAGCGCAGCCGATCACCGCCCTCCGCAAATACATGAGGCGTTTCTCGTCCATCGTATGTCCTAAATTATTGAGTGATGCCGTCTAGCTTGTCGAACCCCACAAGATATACTTGTTTGAGTCCGAGCTTGTCGAGGCGCTTTGTTTTGACATGAATCAGCGGTTTGCCCAGCGTCGCTTCACCGGATTCCAAACGAATGCTCGGGTCGGTATGCAACACCGTAATCGCACCGGGTGCGTAATCAATGACGCTTACGTCAAGCACACCAGCGCGCGCAATAATGGAAGCGACTTGCTGCGCCAGTACCGGACGATTGAACTCAACGTCGCGGACGTAAGTAACAGCGTTGATGATCGCAACGTCATCGCTTTGCGGGATAGTGGAAAGCGTCGTGCGCAAATCCGCGAGAGTATCAACCGTGATTGGCACAAGGTCTTTGAATCCAGCCTCGCGCGCTCTGTCATCGTAGAGCTGCCCGAACTCCGCACGGTACAGGAGATAGAACTTCTTGTCTGATACTCCGGTCTCTTGCATGAATTTGTAGAGGTGCGTAAACGAGCTGGTCGCGAGATCGAGCAAACCAATAGGCTTGATGCTACGGAGTTTGTCTCGAAGTTTATCGCGTGCCGTTGGGAAGTAATCGAAATTGATCTCAGTCGAAAGAACGACGTCAGGCTGCCAACGTTCGTAAGCCGCAAGTATCATCGTTTCGTACTGTTCGGATAGCCAACGCGAATCGTTCGTGGCACCGGGAAGGTAGATGGTTACGACGTGAGTGAATCCCATGTCGGTCAACTGCCTTACATACCCGCTTGCCACGAACGGAGAGATAACTTCCGCTTTGACTACCATTGCAGTTTTTGCAGTTACAGCTTGAGTGCAAAAACTGCTGCTTGCCCAGAGCAAAGCTCCGAGAAGCGCAGCACCGTAGTGCCGTCGGTGTTGTGCATCGTTTTGGCAGGACATACGATCTCCCCGCTTTCGTCCGTGACAAACACCTGCAACAAGTGTGTACTCTTGTCGAATCCGTGTTCAATAACCCACACGTCCGACACGTCCTCTTGAACATATGGATAAGATTGCGACTTCGAATAGTCGATCTCATTCACGCGCACTTGCAAGGAATCCAACGATGAGTACAGCGCACGAATACGTTCGTCATCGTACAGAACACGCTTGTTCATGTTCTGATACATCGTCATCAGCGAGTTACGAACTCCGTTGATGATGTTGCGGATAAAGCCAAGAGGCGCGGATTCCGTATCCTCATACGTGCTATTCACTACCGGATAGAGCGGGCCATTCAACTGGCCGCCCTTCTGTGAAATGATCACAGGGATAGGTGCATCTTCGGGAGCCCACACAGGCTCGGTGTTGAAAATTGAATTGTAGTCAGTCTCCGGCACCCAGCTATGCTGCCAAGGTGCGCTCGGAGTTTTAGACGTCCGACGCCAAATTAGGATATTGCCGCCGTCAGAATGAACCCAGAGCACATTTAATGGCAACACAAGAGAAGTCGGCTCTTCGTTGGATACCACAATGTATTTGTCGGTTCCCTCTCGCACTTGGTAGACGCAGGGGTGGCCGGAAGCCAACCCCTGTTCCAACGCAAGATTGTAGAGAGCGTTCGCGTACCCTTGAGCGCTCATTGTTAGTCACCTATAGCTTCAAAGAAGAAATCCCAAGCTCGGTCATTCGGTGTACTGACTTTGATCACGAAGCCGCCCAGCATCAAGTTTTCAGGGCCAGACGTCAACGCCTGTCCGTCTTCCGTGTAGAGCGCATACTTCTTCGATTGATTGCAGTCGGCATCAACGAATGTGAGTTGGAGCGAAACGCAGCGGTTCACGAACTGACGTTCAAACACCACGTTGATAGTATCCCGAAGTTGCCGCGCCTTCACTCGACCGAAGTTACGAATGCGTCGCGTGGCAGGATCGAACTCCGAGCCAATGAAGGCATCAGGATATGCGATCTCTGTATCGGGATCCTTGAAGTTGACGACGTTGTAGACGGACGTCGGGGCATCAGCACCCGTCGCGCCCTTTGGGCCAGTGGGGCCTACGGGGCCAGTGGGGCCAGTGATACCAGTCGGGCCAACAGCACCCGTCGGGCCAGTGGGGCCAACACGTCCACGGTCGCCTTTCCGTCCCGGACAGCCGGGAAGTCCATCGCGTCCGTTACGTCCGTCGTTTCCAGGTCGCCCATCTTCTCCACGCCGACCTGGGTCGCCTTTTCTCCCTTTCGAGATTTGCGCAGTTGTCGGAAATCCCGAGACCGTGGCTGTCTGCCCGTCAGTGTAACGGATAGTTAGCACGCCCGTTGTCGCATCAAACGATAGCTGCTCGCGGGGCGGGGAGTCATCGTTAGGTGCAGGCTTTTTAAACTTCGCCTGCTCACCGTCAGCTTGTAGAGCGGAACCATCGTCCACTCCACGCGCATCAATCATGGCAGGTTTTACCTGTTGCAACATGTTGCACACCTCATCAAATTGGGATAGTCCACCGTGGGAAGTTGGGGTCGTCCGGTGCGTGCTTAGAGGGATCGTGATCGGGATTCATGATTCTGGTATTCGCTACCGTCATCGTGATCCAACGATACGTCCCTCCCGCTTCTTTGTAACGCACACGCACGCCGCCATTGTTCAAATTATCGTGCCAGTTGCCTGTAGCCGGATCTTTGAACACAAGAACTGCGTGTTTTGGCATTAGATTACCTCCAAAGAATACGTGCCCATGCCGCCGTTCTGGCCGCCTCCGCTGTGCTGTCCGCTGTAGTACGCGCCATCATCGACCTTGACTTCGATATACATGAAGTCTCGCGTCGGATCGTGATCCATGTAGTAAACACCGGAACCACTGGCACGCAAATACTCTTGACCTACACGCGACAGGATGAACAGGCCGCCACCGTTATAAGTGAACTTGATTCGGAACGGGCCGCTGCGTCCGCTTGTTCGCGTGTCGTGAATGCGAACTTGCTGCGCGCTCATGCCGTACGAACCCCACACCGGCTTCACTGTGTCTTCCGAAGTGTTGTAGTCCCACGCTGTACCGGAACCAGTACCTTGCATTCGCATATCGTAGAACGTCGTGTAATCGAGTTCTGCGTAGTGCGGCAAATACAAGTGCCACTGACCACCTTGCGCCGGAAGGAAACCGTGAATCGGCCCACCCGGATAATCGTAAGGAGGTTTCACTCCAGGTTGCGGGCGCGGTTGCCCACCGACCCACCACGTATCATGGAACACGTCAAATCTGTCAGGCACCGTGTAGTGCTCGGAGTTGACGATGAACACGCCCGTGGTGTTGCGGTAAAGCTGACGCCGCCACTCAACACCTTGACCGCCCGAACTCGCCTGCGAACCAAACGGCGTACCATCGTCATCATAGATAACGCAACGGCCACGGTCTTTGGTGAACTCACCGCGCGACAAGTCATACAGCAGCATAGTGAAATACTCTTCACCTTCCACCAACGTATCGCCGTTCACTAACACGCTCACGGTTGTTTGCGTTTGACCGACGTCGATTGTCAGCTCCGTGTCCACGGGCACGTAGTCCTGCGGGTCGCCGACAGTGCCGTTACTGTCAACGCGCGACTCACTACCGAACGCATTCATCTTGCCAGTCATGCCACGAATCAAAGGATGTTCGCCTTGAGTTGCACGAACCTGATCAATGTCGATGTACTGACGGTCGAAGTTTCCGGAGAAGTGCGCATAGAAGCGGTGCGCCAATTGGTTAGCGCTCGACGCAAAGCCCATGTTGTTCGCTTCATCCAAGTGGTCAGTGATCAGCATCAAGCCAGTACCGCGACGCACCGAGTTTTCCAGTGAACGGCAGAACGACACGCCGAGCGGCGGACTATCCAGACGCGCGTACGCAGAACTGAATAACAACACCACGGAATACTTGTCGAACACCAACGCAGATGGAGCACCACCGTCCATTTCAGTCCAGCCGAGAATATCAACTTGATACCCGAGCGACCGGATGTAGTTGGGGAGCGCGACACCGAAGTCAGAAGGCGCACTTCCCTTGATGGAATAGTTGGTCGTCGGGGAAGGCGCACCCGGATAAACGTCACCAGTGATCAACACCTTCGCGTTACGTCCACGGTTCAACCAGTCCAAACTGTTCTTCACGAACTTCTTGATGTTGTTATCGCGGTCAACGTCGAAAGCGTTGTTGTAGTATTTCGGGAAGCCACCATCGAGAACGACGCGAGTGTTGTCGTAGTCAAGATATTGCAGCACCGGAATACCGCGCTCATCGCTACCGATGTTCTTCACGCTGGTCTCGGTGGAGAGCGCACGCGCAGAGCCATCTTTGGTGCGGGCACGCACAGTCAACGGACGTCCCATGATCGGCTCGCTCGCGGTAACAGTGAACGTCACCCATTGCTGACCGCTGTTGCCTTCTGTCAGCGACACGTCGTTGATGGAGATTGCCGGATAGTTCATGATGTTGACGCAAGGGTTTTCGAACTTGATGATCGATTCCTGTTCGTCCCACATCGGCAGCTTTTGGAAGCGCACATCACGCAGCTTCACGTTGTAGTCACGTCCGACAGTCATGCCGCCGTCAATGTCTTGCAGCGTGCGCATGTAAGCGAATGTCCCGGCCTGCATGTGGTTCAAGCCGCCAGTCATCGCAAACACAAACTCCTTCTCGGTTCCTGTGCAGTAAATCTCGTTGAACTCGTTGAAGTTGAATCCGACTTCGAAATACGCATCGGGGTCGCCAGACTTGTAGCCGCGATAGAGTTCGGAAATCGCGTTGCCTTCCTTAATCCCTGGGATGCCAAGGACGTGGTACGCTGAACGGTAACGGAAGTATTTCGACTCGTACGCTTCGGAACTCGCACCGATTCGGTACATGGCTTGAGGCAGCCCACCTTGCAGGCGGTTGATACTGCACTCGTCCCACATCGTAACCATTACGTAGCACGAATCATCGGGCAAGCTGTTAAGGAATGCCGCGCAGTCAACTGCTGCCTGCACGCCGTTACCACCCTCGACGCCGTTACCGTGCAGGTCAAACACACGACGGTCTTTTACCTTGTGCGTATCCTTGTCGATAACGTAGACGTTGAAGCCGCGCGAATCGAAGTAACGTACGCCGCTCACAACAGAGTAACCACGGTTCACACTGCGCCCCGGAGGATAGTGCCCAGGGAATCCGCTCGCACCTCGCACTTGGAATCCGACAACGCGCGAATAAATCGTGCTGCGCTGCTCAAGGAACGGGATACCAATTTGCTGCGGCCATCCATCGTAATCATATTCGAAGCAGACGTCGAAGAACGCATCGGCACTCGATGATTTCTCACCGCGATACATTTCGCTAATCGCCTGACCTTCGGCCAGACCGGGAGACCCGAGCAAGTGGTACGCTGCACGGTACGCGAACTTTGGCGATTCGAACACCGAGCGACTTGCGCCGAGGCGATACAGTGCGGCAGGTAGACCTCCAACCAAACGGTTGTAGCTGCACTCATCGAACATCGTCACCATGATCCAGACGTCGCCACCCCATTGGTTGAGGTAGGCCGCGCACTCACCTGCGGCTTGCTGGCCGTCAACGGAACCCTGACCGCTAGACCCGTGAATGTCGAAGATGCGACGATCCACAAGTTGCATGGTAGCTTTCGAGATCACGTAGACGTTTAGACCGCGCGTGTCGCGGTAGTACGCGCCGTTCACGTAACTGAAACCCGCGAGCATCGGATTATTTCCGTTAGCCGAGTAGGCACCCAAACCAACAACTCGCGAGAACAGTTTCACCTTCGACCAGTCCACCGGATGATCTTCGTTCCACGTAATGACGTGAGTGCCCAGATCCAAGCCCGTCTGCCAGTCGTGCGGTGCCGCATCATCAGGCTTGTAGGGTTGTGAGTAGAAGTTCATGCCATCGCGCTTGTAAACATCACCCATCGCCATACAGCAATTGAACTTCACTTCGATAACGTCGTCGTGGTTGTATTGGTCGGCGGGCAGGTCAACTTCGCCCCGCCAGAACGGCCACCACTCTCCCGGCTGTCCGTTGAGAATCGGCTGGTCTGCTTGATTCGGCACGCGCTGGAACCAGTAGTTCTCACTGGTGCGCGTTGCTTTTTCAAAGTGCAATTCACCGATACGTTTCAACAGCGCATCTTGTTGTGGGTCATTGAGCAGACCCGCAGCACTCCAGATAACGTGGTTGCCGTAGAACGCGCGGTACGCAGCACACGCCTGCGCGGTTGCCACGATGCGACTTGCGCCGTTGATGTTGATACCGAAGTTCGGATAGAAGATGTTCTCGAAGTTCAGGTGTCCGGCACCCGCATCCCACTGCAACACGATCAGCGATTGCCCTTCCTTCAACGCTGCGGCGATCACGTTAGCGAAATCCTGCGGCATGGAGCGCGAAGGCGAAGACAGCAACAGAATAACGCCGCCGTACTGCCGGAAGAATTTCGGGTCGTACGAGAAGCCATTGGCACCAGCCATGAGCTGTTGCATGGTGTACTTCTGCGTTCCGGGATTGCGCTTCTCGATGTAGTGAACGAGCTGGCCCCAGTGTCCGAGGTTGCTGCGGTCTGTCATAGAGTGGTGGCCGTCACTGACGATGCACCATTCATTGCCGTGCTTACGTTCGAGCAACCAAGAGAGCATGACGTTGAGCTGACGTACCGCACCGACCAACTTGAGGAACTGTTTGTTCGACCAGTCACCCATCCAACCGTAACCAGAGACCGACGTCAGTGAGCCAACGTCATCCCAAGCGCCGTTAGAGTAGATGGCACCGAAGCCACAAATCCATGCGCGAGCGTGTCCGCCGATTGTGAAGCTGGTGAGATCGTACTTGTTGAGCTGCACGTTGTTATTCACCCAGTCACTATCGTTTTCACTAGGGGGCGATGGCCGCCCCACTACTGCGCTGGTGATTCCTCGTAGGTAGAGATTCACCGTCTTCTTCATTGCTGCTCCTTAATAGTTCGCGTATGTTTCCAACGAGAGGTCGAGATACTGGTGGTCAGGCGCGGGAGTGTAAACGCGAATGATGCAAATCCATCCGTTCGATGCGTTCGGCATCTGGATGATGTTTGCCTTCTGAACCGAGCCAGTCCATGTGAACTTCACATCGACGCTCTTAATCGGGAACTCGCCGATCTTCGCAAGCCACGAGTCGTACTTGATGTTTGACCACAAGTCGCCGTGGTTCTGTTCGTCCGTCTTCAAGAAGTAGCCGCCAATGGCTGCGACTGCCGGAGTCAAATCGCGACCGTAACCGCTGCCCGTGTACTTCTTCGACACTTGGTTAACGACACGGAAGTGAATATCCAAACGGTGGTCAACTTCACCCCAGAAACGAAGGGTGCGTTTCATCACCGTGGTATCACCGCCACCGTCGCCCGTGTCCGGCCCACTCAATGCGTCGGTGTATTGGATGCAACGATACGGAACCCAGTGGTCGAGCGCGCGAATCTTCGGCGGCTGAATCGGACAGTAAACCAGATAACTCCAGTCGCTACCGATTGCACTGGTAACACGCACGCAGATTTTGCAGCGCGGTTGATGTTCGGTTGTCGGTGCTTTCCACGCTTCGAGCGTTGCTTTCTTCCGTGGGCCAATTCGAGTGGCGTCGATAACAACGTCATTCTCGTCAACGAGTTCGAACAGGCATTCATGGTTGCCGGAATCTACCTGCACCAAGATTGCGCGCAAGTCGTTCTGCACACCGAGATCGAAGTTGTCTTCGGTTGTCGGGTGTCCGGCACTCGCCACTTCATACGCTTCACATGGGTGGCGGAATTCACGCGCGCCTCTGGTATCGGGACACCACAGCGCGTAGTAAACGGAATTGCGTTCACCGATACCGCGCGGGTCGGCGCAGATGATACGCACCATAATGTCTTGGCAGTCGTTATCGCGCGGGTCGAACCAGAAGTGCAGGAAGCCGCGCTTGGTCTGCGGATCCAGTGTCGTCGCAATACGGCGACCGTAGTGATACACCTCAACAATGTCCTCGTTGTTCCACGATTTATAGTCGAGATACATCCAGCCTTCGAGCGTGCCGACGTGGTGATAGTATTCGAAGTGGCCGCGACTACTCAGCAGATCAGGGCGCACGTAAACACTTGCGTGACACGGCGCGGGGAACACTGGGGTTCCAAGATACGGCGGCGACAACACGTCAGGCATTTGGATAACCGGATACGTCTTGTAGTAATCGGGTTTGAGGTCGAACACTTCACTGACCACGGCGTCAGTCGGTTGACGAACTTGCAGCGTCCAGATCGAGTTCTCGCTTGTGCGGACACGGATCATGATACGCTCTTCGCCGTCGCCTTCTTCCGGATCGTAGTAGAAGCGAATGCGGCCACGGCCCGTATGCTTACCGCACGAAGTTGCGCGGCGCTCACCGAGATAATAGACGTCAACGGACGCGCCATCTTCACCGTACGAAATCCAAGTCACGTCGATGTAACCGGGATATTTGCCGAGCACGTAGAAGAATTCTGTGATTGCTGCACCAGTACCGAACACGCTGGTGTTATACGGCGCAGGGTTTGCGAATGTCGCATCACCGTTGTCCGCTGCAACACCGCCGCGCTGATACGATTCGATCATGTCAGCGCCTGGACGGCGAATTACCCAACCTGTCGGGTTCTCTTGCGATTGCTCAAGTCCGAAGCCGGAAACGCCTGCATCAGGCAAGTCGTAACCGTGGGGGTATCCTGTAATGGTGTCGAACTCTTTACCGAACGAGCCTTTACCGTTACCGGAGCCGAGGAACGTGTCTTCTTCTCCACCGTTGCATGACCCGGGCATCGTCATGCGCGAGCACGGATCGTCAATGTCAGGTTCGAGCAAGTTATCAATGTCAATCCAACGCGCGTTGGTCTGATCACGAATACTAAACTCTCCTGCAAACAGTGGAAGCCAACCAAGGTTGTCGGGGTCGCGCACGTACGCATCACAATCCGCCAAGTTGAGCCAGCGGTTGTTCAAGTTGTTGCGTATTCTCAGGCGCGACCTTACGAACGACCCACTTCCTTTGTCGTCCTTCACGCGAACTCCTTATTGGCCCATATCGGCTTTCGGCTTGGGTCGAATCCAGAATGCACCTGCACCAACTGCGCCCGGGTCTTCGTTCTGGTAATAAACGTTCGGTCGCGCATCGGCACCTGTCGGGCCAATGGGGCCTTCGATACCGATGTAACCTTGCGGGCCTTCACGACCGCGCGGGCCTTGCCGTCCCGGTTCGCCTTCACGACCTTCGGGGCCGAGACAACCATCGGGGCCGCGACGACCATCACGCGCAGTTAAACCTGCAACCCCGGGAGTACCCATCGGGCCATCGCGACCTTGTTCACCCTGACCCATGTCGGCAGTGCGAGGCAGGCCGCCGATGTTGAGTGTGCCGATTGTTGGAATGCGCAGCGTCAGCGTACCAGTCACCTGATCGTAAACACCGCTCAACTCTTCGGGCATATCATCGGTAGGCGGTCGCGTAACAAGTTGACCATCCACCGATTCGAGCAGGCCATCTTCACCAGTCGAATGCACCTGCGTAATATTTACTTTTTCAAGCATGACTCACCTCTCAACTTCCGGGTTGACCGATTGTCGGGTTAACCCAAATTGTGCCAGCGGGAACGTTCCCTGGGTCAGCACTTGTAACGATGATGTTCACGTTCCCTGGAGAACCTGCGGGGCCAGTGGGGCCAGTGGGGCCTGTTGCACCTGTCGGGCCTGTCGGGCCAGTTGCACCGGTCGGGCCTGTCGGGCCTGTCGGGCCTTGCGGGCCAATGTTTCCATCAGGCCCCGGCGGGCCAACTGGGCCTTCACGCCCATCACGCCCATCTTCACCGCGACCACCAGTTGCGCCCGTGTCACCTTCGGGGCCAGTACAACCACGGTCTCCGGGAATTCCGTCGCGTCCGTCCGGCCCGGGACGACCATCACGTCCCGGTTCGCCATCTTCACCGCGAGGGCCGCGCGGAAGATTTGATTCCGTCGCAAAGCCCATCACGTTAACAGCGGTGCCGTCGTGAAACTCCAACGTCAAAATGCCCGTGGTGAGATCGAATGCACCTGAACGGATGTTAGAAACTGTAGCCTCGTTCTGACGACTCAGAGGTTCGAGCTTACCGCTCTTAACACCAACCTGACTGCCCTCAGCGCCGCGAGACGTAACCATTTTTAATCCAACACGCTGTAGCATTATTGAACCACCTCTATGAATACTTCTGCTGTGCCTTGGAACACCGGTCTCCCTGGGCGTCCGCTGTCACGCACGTTCAACTTAATCTTGAAACGCTCGCCTTTGTATTTGCTGTCCGGTACTCGGTACACGTAGGCAATACTTAAACGAGTGCCGTTCTGTGTGAACGTGACACCATCGACTTTCGGAAGAACCCACTCATATTCGTACACGCCACTCCCGCCGCTGACCTTCGCCACAATGTCGGTGTTCGCTGCGAAATACTTCGTAGAGAACTGACGTCGGGCACTGACTGCGCGGTAAGGAATGGTGATAAGAACGGGAGTCCAGCGCGGAACTTCGGGACGCGGTTTCCCGGGAGTTGCAGGAATTGCCCACACGAACACGCCAGTGTTTGCAGGCAACTTCGTATCGAACACTGCATACGGTGCAGGCGTTGGGCCTGTCGGGCCTATGGGGCCAGAGATACAATTCGGCCCGGGATTTCCGACTACGCCATCGTGACCAGTTTTACCTGTCGGCCCTTCGATACCTGTCGGCCCCGTGATACCGCGACGGCCCATCATTCCTGTTTGACCCGTGGGGCCATCTTCACCATCATTGCCGCGCTCACCTGTCGGCCCCGTTCCACCTTTCTGCCCTTCGCACCCAGGTTGTCCTGTTGGGCCATCGCGTCCTGCGAATCCGTCACGCCCAGGCTTTCCACCTTTACCTTTCTTTCCGCGCGGCCCTGCACCGAGTTGTGCGAGTGTAGGGAAACCACTGACGGTAACTGTGCTAGAGTCGGAGCATACAAACGTCAATTGTCCGCGTTCCTCTGCATAAAGAACACGGACAATCTGGGCTGTTTCTCCAACTGCCGGAGCAACCGCTTGGGGTGCTCCGTCTTCACCAACAACAAGTTTACCGCCTTCAAGCTCGCGCGTAGCATCAAGAAAACGGCCATCCATTGTGTTACCTCACTACCAGAATTGACAGTTGTGCGGTCAACCGTGAACCGTACGAACTCACCTGCGCTTGTTGCACACGCATCTTCGCAACGACGTCCACAGCTTGCGCCGGATGGTTCTTGATTGACATTACCGCACTGGTTGTCAGGGTGCGCGATGCAACTGCGGTCGCCTGATCATCAGTCGGGTCAGTCATGCTGAAACCTGCGGAACCAGTACCGCGCGCATTCGAACCGAAGTCCGGTGCCTCGGAACCAACCTGCACGATTGCAACAACGCAGTCGATCTTCTCGCGATACCGGTCGGTCGTGAAACCTGGGCCGAGCATTGCTTCGAAGTCAACGGACAACTGCAAGCTACAGTCAGAGTCGATTTCGATTCGGCGCGTAATCACGATCTCTTCGGTGTCGTTCAGCGTTTCGGTGTAGGTGATCGTGTAGGCGCGTGAGCGGTACGCCTCATCGGCTGCCGGATCGTATGACACTTTCACCAGTGGGTACTTGGTCTGATCGACTTGGATACCGTTACCGGATTCGAACACCGGACGCACGAACGGAACACGCAACGGCTCGGCTTGATGGCGCAACAGCACCATACCCGTCGGGCTCGAATATGCGTGGGTAATCACTCCATTTAAACTACGATCCGGAGTGCCTCCGCTTTCGACGTTCTGGAACACGAGGATTTCAACGAACGTGCCGCCAGCGTACGGGTTCACCTTGGAGTTGAGGATTACGCGATTCTTCACCAACTGGAAATCACGCTGGTGAATTGCGGTGCCTGCAACGGTAATGAACACATACTTCTTGGACTCTGGCGCGAACGACAACGCGAACTCGTTGGTCGGTACATCGACCATCCACTGGTGCGGAACAATTCGAGTGCTCGAACCGATGCGAGTTTGGTAGCGCAGGATATACAGGTCAACAACCAGACCAGAAGGAATCGCTTCAACGAATCGCAGCTTGCCTTCTTGAATGGTGTACGTGGTGACAGGGTTGATGATCGTCTGCACGACTGCAATGACTTGCTCGACGTCGGTAATGTCCGCACCCACGTCGATCTCCGGAGAGCTGCCATCACCAACGATTTCGATAACGTCAATCGCCAAGCGGTCGCCTTGCGTTGCGATCAGGGAGAACGCACGCGCATTCAGCGACATTGCTTCCGGCACCGTCTCACTCAACATCAGGAATTCAGCATCGCGAATGTCGAACGCTGTCTTCGGCTGATAGACACCGCCAACTGTGAGCATCACACAACTGGAATCCTGCACTTCGGCAGCGAGCTGGTATTCAAGCTCTTGCGGAGTGGCAGTCGTTACCAGTGAACGCGAGACCAACCGTCCCGGTGGAGTGTAGAGAGTAACGCCGCTCGCGTTTGTCGCGTTGGTAGAAGGCGGAACCCAGATCGGCGCGTTGTCTTCACCGCGACCCAGTACCCAGTCGCTCGGCACTTCTGCATCGCTGTTATCCGGCCACGGAAGAACAGGCCCGACGTAGGTCTGTGAACCTTGCATCGGAATCCACAGCACGATAACGGAAGACGCATCGAACCCGTTGATCTCTGGCACACTCTCATCGAGTTGAATCAAGTTGCCGTCGTAGTCAGCGATCCGGCAGTAGCCTGCACCGCCGCCACTCTCAACGGACACGATCATGCTTTGCCCTGACTCAATCAACTTCGCGAGGTCTTCGTTCGGTTTGATTTGCGTCGGAGAAACCCACATGTCACCAACAGGGCCAGAGAAGATCCGGTCATGCCCAGTGAACGCCCAACCTTTGCCGCTCAATCCAGCGCGCACCGCGAATCCCGGAACACGTTCGCCGTCGGAAGCCTTCATCAAGTCAGCGACGATAATCGAAGTGAACTCGGAAGTGACGGCGGCAGGCAGCCAGTTAACGCTTGTGGTTTGCGGCAGCGTGACGTGCTCGCCCATCGTGACGTTGAACACGCGATCAAGATCATCGACGCCAACCACGTAGAGCAAGAACGAAACGCGGTGCATCAGGCCACGGAATTTCTGAATCGGGTATTTGAACTTCACGTACGCGAACGGCGTGCCATCATCCAACCGCACCAGTGCTTCGGTCAGTATGGCGAACGAGCTATCGGTGGGGAATTCCAGCGGGAAGCTGTAAGCGAATCGGGCGACAGTGCCGCCCAAAACTTCGATATAGCGGAGAGCACTAGACTCTCCGACCTTTGTTCCCAACAGCGCGTTAGGAACTTCATCATCGGGCACAATCCCTTCGTAGTTGCCAAACTCAACAGTGGCGGGCTTGAGATAAAACCCGCCATCCCGTGCTGAGAGCAACGACGAGTGACCCTCTGGGGTAAGCCTTAGAGTGTCTGTATACATCGTTGTTTATCTCCGTAGGTACTGCGCTAAATTAGGATTTCAGATAGCGCACCGAGAATCTTCCGAGCAATCCAGCACGTTTATTTGTGCGGTAGATCGCAATCTTGTCCACAAGGTTGTCGTACTCCTTATTGACAAAGATTGGGCCTGTGCCGGAGAAGTCAGTGAGCGTCCAGCTTGCGCCGTCCCATCCTTCGTACATGGTGTTCACTGCGCCATTCGGGAGAGCAACAACGCGAATGTCGGCAACGCCAAAATCAGCACGGCACGCGAAGTACCCAAACTGATCATCACGCGCGTCGAGGTAGAACATGCCACCCTCACCGGAGTTCAACCGCCCTTTGATGAACTTCAACAGCTCATCGAGTTGGTTGATGCCGAACGGGCCTTCACCGTAATACGGAATCGACGACACAACTTGCAGAACGTGCGTCTTATCGAAACGGTGGCCGCCTTCGACGAACAGACAGTGAACATAAACAGTCTGGTCATTGGGCAGCAGTGCGATGGTCATCACACCCGTGCGCGGATCGATTTCAATTCCCGGATAGAGAATCGAGTCGCCGTTCGCGTTACGCAGAGACCAGAAGCAGTTCGACGTCTCTTCTGTGGTCGGTCGTTGTGCGCGGCTGACGTCGGCACGGAACTTGATAATGCTGTCGTCACGCACGCGCTCATGTCCGGTAACGGTCAACCCGATTGGGTAGCCGACACCTGGGCACAGAACGATAACGGATTCGACAATCACAGTCCGGTCTTCTTTCAGCGTACACTGTACGGTTGCCGTTTGCTCTTCGGCGCTCGGCTTGAACCGGATAACACCAGCAGCACTCAACGTAACACCGCGCGATGCACCTTCCAGCAGTAACCACTCATAACTCACGGTCTGGATGGGATGCAGGCTATCACCTGTCACACCGTTGCGGCGCTTCCATTCCATAACGAGCTGAATGTTTTCATCCGGCACAATGTTATCCGGCGGCAACTTGATGGTTGCTTCGGTGATTGCGCGGGACGACTGGATGTTGAGCGTGATTGCGCCCGTGATTGTTTCCATCACGCCGCGCTGATCGGGGTAGCGCAGTGTTGCGGTCAACGTGAGTTGCGCGTCACTGTTTTGCTGACTCACATACAAACGTCCGGTCTGGTCGCCGACGGAAACGCCAGTCAAACCCGTCGGTGCCTGAAACGCCCACAGTGCATCGTCGGAGGGAACTTCAAACCCTTCCGAGTTGTCGGCAGTGAACAAACGCAGGCGATAGGGCACATACCAAATGCCATCGCTGTATTCGATTGTCGGGTTCAACGCTGGGTCGTCCGATACGTTTGTCTGACCGAGAATGTCCAACTGCATCAAGTAGGTGTTCACGCGCTGGATGTAGACCACAATCGTCCGACTGAACTTGTTGTAGTTGTCATCGAACACGGCGCGCAGCGTTACGCGACCATCTACGTTTCGCAGCGGGCGCATGTAACCGTCGCCGTCGATTGCCGCAAGCGCACTGGTGGCCGGAACATACTGACCGTTGACCAACTCTTCTGGGTCACTGAGGAACCAGTCGTTGGAAACTTCAAGGTCGTAATCATACGGCGCTTGCTCTACTTCGGTGCCGTCAGCCAGCACACTGCTACCCGTCAGGCGATAGGTGCAGACCAGTGCGTACGATGCGTAAAGGTTATTGGCCTTCACTTCAATCGGGCCTTCGATTCGCGCTTCAACAATGTCGTTGATGGGCAGCGGTGTTGCAGGCAGGATTGTCAGAACAGACGTGCGATTCTCGTTGAAGAAACGCGAGCTGATCGTTGCGCGAACAACTTCTTCTGTCTGGTCAACCTGCATCACGGCACCGACGAACGACGACTTCTTGATTTCATCGAGCGTAGTCATACCAGCGAAGATAGGCAGACGCGATGTTGGCATCCGCATGAACTCTTCGAAGGTATCCGGCATCTTACCTTCCAGCGTATAGATGAGGTCGGGCGCTTCCCACTCACGCGAACTGAAAATAACCAGCGGCGTGAATCCGCCGTCGTCTTCCAGCTCTGCGCTCCAAACACTGTCCACGTATTCCGAAGTCCCGTCAGCGTAGTCAACGAGAGAGCGAACAAACGTACGAGTGCGCTCACCTATCACTTCTGGAATCTCCATCCGCATTCCGGTTACACGGGCGCGGGTCGGTGACAGCGAAATGCGGCGACGGTCAACAGTCGTAGTTCCATTGTGGGTGTAGGTCGCAGTGAGCAACGCTTGTCCGTGCAGGCTGCCGTTGAAGTACAGCAGTTGGCGAACGTGCGTCAAATCAGTCGCCACGTCAACGAACGTCTCAAGGCTATCGCGGAACTCAAGCGTGATATACTTGGTGTAATCCAACTCTGTCAGGCTCAAGTGATCGAACGGTTCACCTGCGGCTTCCAATCTCTCGATCTCGGCCTTGGTCTCTTCGTACACGCGACGGTAACTGGATTGCGAGGGCTCGAACTCCACCTGCAACTCTGCACCGATTTCAGTACGGCCACCGTTGTTCCAGTTGCCGAACGTGTTGATGCGCGTGGTAGATTTCGCAGTCAGTATTTGCACGCACACGACGTCGATATGGGTTACGGTCATCACACGGTCAAAGGCAGTCATGCGACCCGTGCCTGTAATGCTTTGTCCGTCGTATTTGCCATTGAACCCGATATAGACTTCGGTGTCCTTGGTCACTGCGGGAACTTGAAACTCACCAGTGACCGGATTAGGACGCGCGGCAATCGCACCGTCTACGTGAACGCCGTACCAGAACGATTCATGCACTGCACGCCAGCCGAGAACGTAACGACTGTCGCCGGAATCGATCTGCTCTTGCGTCGCACCCTCGGCAACCAAGAACGCCTGCGCCTGCGGTGAAATGTCCGAGCCCTCAACCGCACGCACGGGCAGCCGCACGCGAGTGTCGTTTACACGCCAACGCTTGGCAAGCAACGAGATTGTGAGTTCGGAATGCACTGGGTCGCTGGCATCTGCAAACGTCGCATACAGTGATACGCGATAGTCCTTGATGTACGTGGCGCTTGAAAGCGTGGTGCCTTCGATGGATACGCGACGACTACTGATGTTCCACACGGGCAGAACTTCAACTTCGGTGCCGTCGTTGTATTTGGCGAACGCTTTGATCTGCACGTTGGTGCCTTGCGCGAGTTCCTGCGGGCATTCGATTCGCAGCGCGGTCGGCACACGTTTCAGGATAGACTTGCGGGCAGTCATCTTGAACTGCGCTTCGCGTTGGTAGTGGCTGCCTGTGTAGATGCAACGCACCATGAACTGCGTGTCTTCCACGATGTTCGGAATCACCAGCGTCGAACCATCGAACACGCCGAGTTCAGTTTCCCAAGTCAGGAGACCGGAATCGGTAATGTCCACCGGATAGGTATGGCCTTGGAATTTGCCGACGCACCGGAACGGAACGCGAGAGCCGCCAGTAACCGGATTGTTATTCGGCAGGATTGCAATCTCGTCAGGGTCAACAACGTTCGACGGACTCAACAGTGTGAGGTTCACTTTGCCCTTTGCGCCTGTTTCCGGACACCACAGATCAACCACCAGTGTTTCGCGGCCAGAGCTTGGCGGGACGAACGTACACCAGTTAATGCCGCCTGCTTCAATGCGCGGACTGCGACACACTGCGGTGTAAGTCACTTCACCGCCGCCAACGAATGCGGAGCGGTAACTGAATCGCAGCAGTTCACCAGCAGCCAGAACGGATCCCGACAGAACGAAACCGGAACGCACTTGGTCAAGCGTGCGGCCACCAACATGCGACCAGAAGATTTCCTCGTTCGCAAATATCATCCCAATGCGCAACGGCTTCGAACCGCTCGGGCGTTTATCAGGATCGTCAGTGCCGTCCGGAATGTCTGGGTCGTTGGGGTCAGTCGGATTACCGCCACCGGGATTATTCGGATCGTTGGGATCGCCGCCACCGGGATTGTCGGGGTCGTCGGGATTTGTTGGCGGCTTGTCCGGATCCACGGGGTCTTTAGGATCGTTGGTGCCGCCGCCGCCGCCGTCGGGATTGGGGTCAGTGCCCGCCTCGTTAACGAAGACGATGGATTCGAGCACGTCATCAATGGGTGCCCACTGATAGAAGAACTCGGCAACGCGACGCGAGAACACGTACATGCGCACGAACGCAACGGGGTCTTCCGTGTTGTTCAGTTGCAGCCCGACGTGACGCTCGGCCCATTCGGTCGCCATATCCTTCGCCCACTTGAAATTCTTCACCAGCAGGTCAGCGATTTCCGGAACCATGTCGTGATCGATCTTCAAATCGAATCCGGCGTACTGCGCACCGATACCGACTTCGAGTTCGACGTGCGTTGTCGGATACCAGCGACCGCCGTTAATGATCGTCTCGCCTTGCGGGTCACGATAGAACGATTCGTAGTCCGCAGACCACAGGGATTTCACACGGAAAATGTTGTTGATCAGAAATTGGGCGTAGTCCGCCCAGAATCCGGTATCCACAACTTCGTGGTAGGTGTTGAGGAAATCAAAACCCTTGGCAAGGCGACGCGCTTGTTTGCGCATCAACCCTGTAGCCAAGTTGATCCCGATACTGCGAAGGCTCGCCTCAATCGTGACAATATCCGTCTGGTCACGAAGGCGGCGAATCTCCAATAACTTCTCGACGTGCGGCAACACCATTTCGTCGTTTACCGCAGTGAGCATTGTAATCAATTCATCGAAGGCCGCCTGACGCTCGACTACTTCAAGAATTGGTACGCTAGATGAAAGCATTCGTACCTCCACGTTTCGAGTACGTCGCGGTCACACGCAGACTGCGCAGCGCAATGTACTCCAACTTTGAACTTGGGGTAAGGTCGGTCTCTGGCCCCAGCACGCGCACGTAGTCGATGTGATTAATGCGCACGCCCTTTGCGTACTTGCACGCATCGCTAATGTCATCAATCGCAAGTGTGCGGCCAAGAATCCCTGGGCGCGGACGGAACAGTTTGGTGATTTCATTGCGGCAGCGGTCTTCGACTTCACGCAAGTCGCCGTTGTACCAAGAGTGGACAATGACTTCGACCACCGCCTGCACCATCAGCCGTGTCGGGTTCCACGTCTGGATGATATGCAGCGGACGGTACAGCGCAATCTTGTCAATCAAGCGATCCCACTGCGCACTGCGCGGATTAGGGTTCACGCCACCCAACGTCTCGCCATGATAGGGAAGCGCGCAGATGCGAATCACCTTCTGGAACGATGGGTCGTTCGGTGCAATGTCACGCTGGCTCAAGATGGAGCAATCCGCGATTCCCGGTTGAGCCAGCATGAACGCGCGCCATTCGTCGGGACGCGACAGTTGACGACGCGACAGGTGCAGCACGGGGCCGAACTGGCGATAGTATTCGATGGGGAGTTCGTCGCTGCCTCCGGTGATCGGCTCAACGGTGCGGCCTGCAATCTGGCGGTTGTCGAGCAGCGAGCACACAAGGCCCGCCGCATCGTTGTTGTCCGCAGAGCCGCCGCAGGTAATGTAACGCGCGTGCAGCACATGGCCGCGATCAAGTGCGCGACCGAAGAATCGACCGCCGAACAGCAGGGATACCGCGCCTTGTTCGTCAGTGAAATCAGTCACCACGTAATCACCAGCAGCGGCGCGAGTGAATGCCTGATCGATCACCGTGTACGGGAACGTGTTTCCAGCGGGGTCAGTTGTCCACACATCGTACGAGTCGATTGTGAAATCTCCGGCAGTCAGCGAGAAGGTTTGAAGGTCACGCTGTTCGGTGATCTCGAAAGTCTCTTCGACAACTTCACCAATCACCACGTCGAAGTCTTTGGTCTCACCCGGATTGAGTGCGAGAGTGGTGCGCAGGTATCCGGCCTTGCCACTGACAGACACCGCAGTGTGCTGGTCGTAGGTAACGGGATCCGTGCTGCCGTTGGTGAACTTCACGCGCGTGGTAGCGGCAGACTTGCGGCGGATCGGGATCCCGAGGAAGCGAGCGCCTGCCAAGGTACTGGAAGCGCGGCGGGAGAGTTGGATAAATGCTTCGCGTGCAGCGATACGGATCGCGGCGTTGTTATTCTCGCCAATATCACCGAGCACGTCGGCCAGAAGCACCAGCAGCGATGCCGCTTGTTTATCAGACCAGTTGGTGGACTCCGATGCCTTCTCAAGCAGGGCGGTAACGAAGTCCTTATGGTACATTGCCCGTGAGAGCTGGGTCGTCATTTTAATACCTCCGAAGTCCAGTTGTTCTGGTAGGCAACTGGAACGCGCTAGGGTCAGGTGCCGCACTGAACTGATAGCTTGAATTCCGTGTGACCTCACCGGACGGCAACACAATGTCGAATGTGATTGACACGTTGTACGTCTGCCTTCCGAGAGTGACCACAGTCTTCACGTTGGTGAATATGGTGTTGATTTCGTTTGCCGGATTCTCGATGGCGTCAGTAACATCCACCCCGAGCCAGTCAGCGGTGATCGCATCGAACGGCTCGAACAGTCGGGAGATAAGACGCGCACCGAATGCAGGATAATACTTGCGCGCACCGAGCGGCACACTCAACACGATATACAATTTCTGAATCGCGGAATCAACGTCGGTCACAGTGTCATCGCTACTGTCACCGTAGTTGATCCTCACGTCGCTTAATGATGCCATTTCAACCTCCGGCAAACACGTTAGGGGAACCGTTGCTTCCCTTGTCGCCGCAACTGATACCATCGCCTTTGCGGTGAACCTTACGGCCATTCACTTTAACGGTTGACGGAGATTGCGCTTGCCGTCCGGCGTGAACTACCTTACCGCACTTGTGTGGTTGGTACATGTCACCCATGCGAACTGCGCCGATGCGATTCACTTTGACGTTGTTGCTGCCTTGCGTTGGTTTTGTCGGAGGAAAACATCCGTGCCCAGCGGAAGCATCACGCCCTTTTCGAATGATGGCTTTTCCCATGATTGTCTCCGAAAAAGAAAAAGGGGCCGTAGTGGCCCCGTGTGCCTGCTACAAATTAGCGCGTGGCACGTTTGTTACGTGAGTTCCGCGACGATCTCACTAAGGTCATCAGGTGCAACGCGCTTCACGCCCGAGCGCAAGTAGTCTTCCTTTGTCGCAAAGGTCGGATACTTGAACAGCGGTACGCGATACGAGGCGCAGGGCGGGCCGAAAGGATCGACCTTGGCGTCTGGGTCTTTGCGTGCAAGTGCGCGGCCAGTTGAAATCAGGTCACGCACAATCACCACATTTCGCCATTCATCCAGTCGCACGGCGTTGACAACTTTATACTGCTCGACACCGTAGACGAATGCGAATGTCTTTGGTGTGTGCCATGCGCCGTCACGCGCCTTGAACAAGGTGTGCTCTTGCCTGAATCGGTGGAGCGTCTTCACCATCATACGCTCGGGCCACTCGTCGCCGTACTTCTCGATGATCGCCAGCACGAACGCCAGCGGGAGGTCGAGCAGGATTGCGATTTCAGCAGCCGAGTATCCGGCTTGCCCGAAGCGTACACGAACAGCGAGCGCACGCGGCAGGAACTCCATTTCCAAATCAAGCAAGGAACATTTGATTGCTTCACAGGTACGCGCTTCTGCAACCGCAGTGAGTTGCGAGAACGTGCGCTTATCCATGAACTCAATCAAACTGTCTTCCATGCGCGTCAACTTTGCAGTGACGACCTCAAGCGAGCGTTGGTTCACCCGATTGAAGTAACGTTCAACTTTCGACCCTGTTAACATCAGCGCCTTCCTCAGACATATAAAGCGCGTCACCCGTTGGTGATTCGACTTCGAGATAGATATTGCTAGTCTCGGGAGTCAGTGCCTCTGGTACGCGATTCGCACCATTGACGATCACCGGATACGAGTGTCCGCTTACTTCCATTACACACGGGGGCTCGACACGCGCGGCCTTGATGAAGTCTTCGCGCTTTACCCCGTAGATGATCGCGTTGCTGCCCACTATCTCGACACGCGATGAAACCACCGATATGTCAAACAGCTTTAGGCTTGTCAGTTTCCGGAACATTCTCATGATAGAGACCTCCAAACTCATCACCCGCCAGTAGTTGGACAACGCGAGGCGCAGGGTTCGACACTTGGAACCGCAGACCCTCACAGAAGTGATTGAACCACGGAATCACCAGAGTGTCGAACTCGGCAAGCAGCGTTGGCGCAGGCACGTCGGAATAAATCGGAACCGTGCAACCAGCAGATGAGTAGATGTATAGGACGGAGCGATGGCCTCCGCACTCCGCAACCGCGATAACACCGGAGCTTGACGCAACAAGCGAATACGTCACTCCGGATGGCATCTTGACCAGATTGAAAGCGCGAAACGTATGACTGCCCTTTACTCCCTTGAGTTGTCGTTGTTCTGACTTGCATCCATCAGGGAGTTGAAAACCACGGCGCTCCATATCACGCAGCACTTCGGAAATGAACTTCACGTTACGATAGAACGTACGTTGAGCACATTGCGTCCGTGGGAGTATGAGGCGCTTGAGGTCTCGGTTAAGCGGTGCCCGCAACGCATCAAGAATTTTCTCGATGGTACAGCCTTTGGATACCAGAGGGTTAGCAGTCACAAGTACCATGTTACGCTCTCCGCGCCTGACGTTGCTGTTGCTGCGGACGGCGCGGCTTCATGCGGCGTTGCGGGCGAGCGGCGCGGGCTTCGCGTTCGGCTTTGCGCTCCAGCCAGCGGGCGTAATCGAACGGATGCAGCACGGCGTCATCGGGGTTCTTCGGAGAAATGATGAACCAGTCGATGTGCGGATACAGCGCAGCAACTTCGGCGAGAATGCGCAGCAGGTCGTGCATCAACATGCCACTGGTGCCGCCGTAAATGCGATTCATGCCGATGGCCAGACGTTGGCCGTTGCGCGGCGTCAGGCTCGACGCTTGGCGCGCGATGGAAGCGAACACCTTGAAGATGTTCTCAACGGTAACGCGATTCAGCGGACGCGGTTGCTTCTGACCTTTGGCCGCAGCATCTTTCATGTTGCGGTCGTTGATCGAGCGGCGGATTTCTGCACCGTACTCGAAGAACGAGTAAGCCAGCGTTACGCCGTGATTACCCATCGGCAACAGGATGGAAGAAGCGAGCAGGTACTCGGCGGTTGAAGTCCCATCCATCAGCACGTTGCTCGAAACTTCACTGCGCGCGTACTGCATGATCGAGCCGTACTGCGAACAGGTATTCGGGAAGTCTGCTTTCAGGAAACGTTCGGTCGGGCTACTGGGGAATGGCGCACCAGCGAAACTCTCAACGACGAACACGTCGAAGAGACCAGCACGCAGCGCAGCAGTTTGACGCCCTTCGACTGCGATGAAAAGATTCTCGGCGACCGGAGTCATTGACTCACCAACTGCACGGCGAACGAGTTCGCGGCCAGCACCTTGCAGTCCCTCAGTCGGGCGCGGGCGCTGCTTGGAAGGTTGACGATTGGATTTTCCACCCACGCCGATAGACATGAGTTCTTCGAGTTTAGTTACGTTAGCCATATCCTATGCTCCAAACAGTGAAGAGAAACGGTACTTCTTACGGAGTTTACGCATACGCTCTACGCGCTTATCAGTTAGCGGCTTGCGTGCGTAGTCCTCCAAGTCAGTTGGGATTCCTTGTACCTCGGTGTCGAGTCGGATCAAGTTGCGCATCATCTTCACTGGCATAACCAGCGAACCTTCACGCAGAGACTTGAAGCGCTTAACGAAATCAGGATCCTCTAATGCCGAAGACAGCGACCCGTATTGCTTGAGCGCAGCCGCAGCTTTCGATTCCCCCAGCCCAGGGATACCGGGAATATTATCCGCCTTGTCACCCAACATCGTCAGGTAATCAACGATGCGCTTCGGCGGCACTCCGTATTTGGCAATGCAGTCCTTCGACGTGGACAGCACAATCTGTTTCGCGTTGCCAGTATCCGGCATGATGATACTGGTGTTCTTGTACTTCAACAGTTGCGCACAATCCTTGTCGCGGGTGTAAAGCCACACACGGATGTTCGGGTCGTCTTTGAAGATGAATGAAATGGTTGCCAGCACGTCATCCGCTTCTGCGCCATCGGCGGCAAACAGAGGGAAGCCGGAAACTTCGAGCATCTTCAACACGAGTTTTATTTGCGAGCGAATCGAGGCACGCTTTTCCGGATCGTCATCACGTCCGGCTTTATACAGATGGTTTTCGTCGAGCCCTTTCTTCTTGACCCAGCGCGCAACCTTCAAGTAGCGATTCGATTTCTCGCGAGGGCAGTCAACGGCGAAAACGAAGAAGTGCTTGTCGTTCTTGCCTGCCGTTTCCTTTACCTTGGAGACCAGCGCTTCGACCATGTTGATGAATACTTTGGCGGCACCCGTGGGTTCCCCGTTCGCAGAAAGCTCGGCAGGGGCCACGTAGTACGCGCGATGTATCCAGTTGCTCAGGTCGATGGCGTGTATATGATTCATTTGTTTTGTCTCAGCAAGGTGATATGAACATCAGCCAGCCACGTCGCACCTTCCTGTTGATCGAGTGCGTCGAGCATTGCATTAACGCGAGTGCCTGTGCAGAACACACGCGCAGCTTGCAGCTCAAGCATCCAGTGGAATTGGTACAACCACGACGCTCCGTCATACACCAGTGGGTGAGAGAACGCTGGAATTCCTTGGCGCGAGTC